ATCATAGACAAAATGCATGGCTCCTGGATGGATGCTTTGAATGGAGTAATGTCGGCTATTTATAATGGTTTCTCTATGACTGAGAAAATATTTACAATGATCGACTACAAAGGACTGTCGTATTGGGGGTTAGACCAATTAAAGTTAAAGCCTTATGACACATTCTTTTTTAATGTAGATGACTTTAGCAACATCTTAAGCATAACCCAGAAGATGTCTGGCCAAGAGCAATTCGTTGATCAATCAAAATTCATTCACTATATAATGAATCCAGATGTTGATGAACACTACGGCAGTTCAGAGTTGCGTGAAGCGTATCGAGCATGGTTTTCCAAAGACATCATTTACAAATTCCGCAATATTTGGCTTGAAAAGCATGCTGGTGGTTTTCGTTGGGTACAAGCCAGAGATAAAAAAATAATAAATCCAAATAGCGCTGAATTTAGAAATTTGCAGAATATGTTAAACAATATTCAAACCTCTACCGGTTTAATATTGCCAAGTTCTGTTGAAATGCAAAGTGATTACCCGTCGAATAACGTGGCATATGCAGATGCTATCAACGAATGCGACACTGCTATTGCTCGCGCTTTACTTGTACCAAATTTACTTGGAGTCTCGCCACAGGGCGATGTTGGATCTTATGCTCAATCCACTAACCAGCTCGAAGCTTTTATGTGGACGCTTGAGGCCGATGGCACACGATTGGAAGAAGCTTTAAACGAACAGCTATTTCGTCAACTTGGCGAAGTTAACTTTGGCGATGACTTATGGCCAAAATTTAAATTTAAACCTGCTGCAGGAAGCAAAAAGCTTGAAATCATAACTGCATGGAAGGATCTTGTTACTGGCAAAGCAGTTCGAGCAACAGACACTGATGAAACACATTTACGTGAACTTTTAGAATTCCCCGAAGCCGGGGAAGAAATCAATAAACAGGTACCTATAGATGACACTGGAAATAGCGATACTGACACTGATAGCGATGATACTGGGGATTCTGATATCGGGAAAGAGGAGGATTCAGAAGAACTGTCCGACGAACTTACAGAAAAGAACGCAAGCGACAAAGACAAGAAAGATGAAACAGTAGTTGGCAATAGCACTGTTGTTGTAGGCGCATTTGCACGTGCCATAACCCGTGTTGACTTTAAAGTTATTGACCGAAACAGTGAAGCTATTGCTGAAGAGTATAGAATCAAAACTTCTTTTAGAATAGACGCTATTGTAGAAGATTTATTGACAAAGTTTAAAGATCAGGGCGATGTCGAAGAAGAAGTACGAACAAACCTTCGATCACTGAAGGTGGATTCTGGATTAAAACGCAAGTTAAACAGTACGATCACTGAAGGATTAAAAGAAGGATTTGCGCTGGGACAAAAGCATGCAGTTTTTGAAATCGATAAAGCGAAAAAAGAAACATTCTCCAGGAATGTTGACATGGAACGAATTGACATGCTTGCAAAAGACTTTTTAAAATTAACGTCCTTTAAACTAACGGGCGATTTTATTGGTCGAATAACAAGTATCATGGAACAGGAAATACTTAACGGGTCAAAAAAAGAGTCTACTTTATCGGAAATTGAAGCTTCTATAAATGAACGTTTGGCGGTTAAAGGTTTAGTTAGTCAAGACAAATTAGATAGGTTGCAAAACAAAAGCGATTTTGCCGTTGAAGATGTGGTTGTTGGCGATTTTGGAATAGGTTCTATTCTAAAGACATACATATTTGATTCTATCAACACTGCACGGCATAACTATTTTACAGACCCGAAATTAGACAATTTTGTTAGAGCGTTTGAGTATTCAGCTATTCTTGATTCACGAACAACTAAAATTTGTCGTCATCTTGATGAAGGAGAAGCCGGCAATCATTCTGTTGCCTGGTATGATAGGAATCCTGAGTATAGACCGCCTAACCATTCTAATTGCAGATCGTTATTAATACCGGTAACTAAAGAAGATGTAACTGAGTTTGTAGAAGGTCCAGAGCCTACATTAACACCACAAGCAGGATTTGCGTGATGCCAATACCTAAGCCACAACCAAATGAAGCAAGAAACGAATTTATTAGTCGTTGTATGAGTGATTCCACGATGGCGGACGAATTTCCTGATAACGATCAACGTGCTGCAGTATGTAGTACAACATGGCAGGAAAAAGCTTCTACTAATTCCAGATCCTTGGATGTTGAGATTTTTGCAACAGGGTTGTGGAATGGATGGGATTTTACTGCCGATGACTTGAAAGCAATCACTATGGCTTACCATACATTAGAATCTGTTCACGATGTGCCATTGAAATTTGGACATAACGATGAACAGCAAATGACCGACGGACAACCATCCCTTGGTTGGATATCTGATGTGTGGGTAGCCGGTAACAAATTAATGGCTCGTTTCATTGACATGCCAAAAATAGTTTATGAAGCAATAAAAAGTAAACTATATAAGCATGTTAGTGTCGAGCTTGACATGGGTGTCGAACATAAAGGAAGCCATTTTCCATGGGTCTTAAGTGGTGTCGCGTTGCTCGGTGCGGATATACCCGCCGTTAATACGTTGGCCGATCTAACAGCATATATGGGACGGTCTGATCTTCATTTTGACAAAAAGATGGTGTTTACAGCCATCGATACTGAAGTTAAACAAAATGGGAGTTTAGATATGCCTCAAGAAAGTGAGAAAATCGAAGCACTCGAAGCCAGTTTGAAAGCTATGAAGGCAGAAATGTCCAAGCTTGTAACTGATAGCGCAGCGATGCAAAAGGAAAACATGCAGTTACGAACTGATGCAAAATCCTTTGCAGACGCTGAGAATCACCGCAAACGTGTGGATGCTCAAGCTGCTTTGATGACTCGTCTTGACAACATGGTCAAGGAACATAAAATTACGCCCGCATCTCGTGACGATTACATTCGCGAGTTCGAAGCTGCCGAAGATCCAAAAATAGTGGTTTTTGCAGTTGATAAGTTGGAAAAAGTTATTGAATCCAATCCTGCTTATTTTGGCGCAGAACAGGCCCGTAAAATTGCGGAACGCAAAAAGGAAGACGATCAGTTGTCTCCTGATGAAATTGTTGTCAATCGCGCTAATGAGTATATGGCGAAGCATGGCGAAAAAAGTTTTGCAGTAGCAAAATCCGCTATACTACGTGCTGATACTGAATTGGCTGATCGATACACTAAGCGAGCATAAAGGAGCGTTAACATGGGATATTTAATGAGTGTACCTGTTGATGCTGTTTCCGATCTTAGTGGATCGCAGTATCATGCAGTTCAAATTGGTGGAACTATTGCCACTACAGGCGCAAATGCAATTGGTATTTTGCAAAACAAACCTGAAGCTGGCCAAGACGCCACTGCAGGATTTTTTGGTCGTTCCCGCTATCGTGCTGGTGCTGCAGTGGCAGCCGGTGCCCAATTAGCAGTTACTGCTGGCGGTTGGATCATAACGGCAACATCTGGTGGCTATGTGAATGGCAAGGCATTGGGTGCTATCAACTCTGGCGGTATTGGCGAAGGCATTTTTAATTTCGCTGGTAATGGAACGCTATCAATCTAAAGGAGAGGTATCATGGGCGCAACAGCCAATGACTTACACATTGATAAAGCTCTCTCCGAGGTAGCATTAGGCTACCGACCAGAGGGTTTTATTGCAGACATGATCATGCCGATTGTGCCAGTGCAGAAACAGTCTGATTTGTACGTAATATGGTCCCGTGCGGATCGTTTGCGACGACATGAGACTAAACGTGCTCCGGCTACTGAAGCAAAACGGATCGAAGAAACACCAAGCTCTGCGACGTATTTTGCAAAGAACTATGCGTTAAAGAGTCGGATTCCAATTGAAGACTTTAAAAATGCAGACCCAATTTTCCTTGACAATTTAAATACCGGCAAAACTGAGTTGGTGCTTGATGGTCTATTGTTAGATTGGGAAGTTCGCGTAGCTGGACAAGTTACAAGTGGTACCAACGTTGGCTCATTTGTTGCTGTAGGCTCTGCTTGGACTGGTGCTGGAGCAGATCCAATTGGCGATATCAATATTGGTATTGACAATGTTCATTTTTCAACCGGTGTACGTCCGAACCAGATCACTTTTGGGCTTCAAGCCTGGAAGACGTTTCGACGACATTCAACTGTAAGAGACATCATCTTCGGCGCGAACAATGGCGGCGGTTATCCAAATACTGCTCAAGTTGAAGCGTTGCTTGAAGTTGATAAAATCCATATTGGCGGCGCATTCCAGAATACTGCCAATGAAGGTTTGGCCGAAAATCTATCTGTTATATGGGACGACCATGTACTGATCTATTACGCGCCACGTAGTCCTTCAAAAGAACGTCCTTCATTTGCGTATTCATTCCGCTGGAGACAGCCTGGTTTGCCGGATATGCAAGTCGAAAGACATCCATACGATACCAAAGTCAAGGCCCAAGAGCTTGAAGTTGGTTATTACCAGGATGAAGTGCTGACCGGGATCGATTATGGTTTCTTGTTGACTAACGTCACAAGTTCAAACTAATCCAAGTCCCCATTTACCGAAGGACAATGTTCTCCAACTACTAGAACGTCCTTCGGTCTTTTTAAATAAAGTGAGGTAACAAAATGGCTATAGTACCAAATATTCATGATCCACATCGTGATGAAATGCTTAAACGTATGAAAGACACTGCTAAAGGTCCAGAAGGCAAAGACCGGTTGAAACAAGAATATAACATTGATGTTAAAGACAATCAGCCTTTACTTGGCGAAAAACCAAAACCTACAAACGTAAAAACCAAGTAGTTGAAATTTTTATAGGAGAACAAAATGTTTATAGTGATGCATTGTATGGGGATGCCTTTTAATGGCGATACTATTATAGAAAAGTCACTTGGCGGAAGTGAGACTGCAGCATATTACGTGGCAAAAGAACTTGCAGCACAAGGCCACCAAGTTACTATGTTCACAACTTCTGACAAAGAAGGTATATTTGATGGCGTAAAATACGTCTATACCGGACAAGCTACTGAACAAGCGCCATTAGGAGAGCGATTTCACTATTACGCCGAATCGACACCGCACGATGTCTTGATTGTTCAACGACATCCCGGTGCGTTTCGTTACAATTGGGCTTCAAAAGTAAATTTGTGGTGGGTCCATGACTTGGCACTTGTTAGACAATCTCAACAGATTGAAGCTCAAATGTGGAATGTTGATGGTATTTTAACTGTTAGCAAGTTCCACAAAGAACAAATATGTAATACTTACAATATTAATCCAGATGTTGTATATCCGATTCAAAATGGTATCGATCTGTCTTTATTTGAAGGTGAACCTGATACTATTCCGTTTCTAAGAAAAGCGAAACCGCAAGATATTATACCAGACGTTAAGTTGCTTTATACTTCAAGACCGGAACGAGGACTTGAGCATTTGGTCAGTCCAAATGGTATAATGGAACGTTTGGCAAAAGAAGATAAAAACTACCATCTTTATGTATGCGCATATGACAACGTTACTGAGCCAATGCGCAACTACTACAATTACTTGAATCAAAGATGCGAAGAGTTGCCAAACGTTACCAACTTGGGTAGTTTAACAAAACTTGAACTTGCTGATGTCATGAGACAATGTGACGCACTTGTGTATCCGACACCAGGACCACAACAACCAGATTTTGAAGAAGTAAGTTGTATTACAGCTATGGAAGCGATGGCAGCTGGGTTGCCTTTCATAAGTTCAATAAAAGGTGCGCTGCCTGAAACATGTAAAGATTCAGGTTCAATACTAATGGGGTTATGCAATTCAGGTTTACCCTGCGCCGATGCATTTGTCAATACAATTGCGAATATTGGGGACATGCTATCTGATAAAGAAAGCAAAGCATATAATGAACTTGTTGAAAAACAACTAGATGCTTCGAAGAAATTTGCCTGGTCCGTTGCTGCAGATATGACACTTAACGTGATTAAAGATTGTTTCAGCAAACATCGTTCAAAAGATGCCATCGCTAAGCAATTGCTAATAAACAGTGACATTTATGCTTTAACTGACTATCTCGATAAACGTGTTAAGAAAAGTTCCCCTATAATCGAGGTGATAAAGGATGAAGTTACTGAATGTTATGCGTTCGCTTTTGAAGATCGCTGGAAAGAGCATTACGCTGCTTATTACAATTACGAAAAAGAAAGAGGAATCAACTATGGCCCTGAGGATTTGGCGGGTAATATGCGCTTTGAGCATGTATCTGGTATTATTGCCAGTCTTAACGATGATGCTGCTGTACTTGATTACGGTTGCGCTCACGGCCACTATACGATTAATCTTGCAAAACGATTCCCGAATAAGAAATTTGTCGGTGTGGACATTGATAAGTCAAACATCCAGAAGGCTAATAAATGGATCAAAGATGAAGGACTTGATAACGTCCGATTCGTTCAAGGATCAATTGAGCAAGATGCAGAATCAAAATTCATAACAATCTATCCTGATGAAAATACAAATGGTGAAATTGCATCGTACGGGTTAGAGCAATTTGATGCTATCATCGCCGCTGAAGTATTAGAACATATAAAAGATCCAGCTTATTATGTAAATGTTTTAAATCGTTATCTCAGATCAGAAGGATTGATGATAATAACAACTCCATATGGCCCATGGGAGGCGCAAGGTTATGAGGAACACTATCCATGGCGCGCTCATTTGCACCATCTTGATCGTGCAGATCTCGCTGATTTATGGGGCCATTTTCGGGAATACAACGTGGCTGTTGCTCCAAGCGGTACTAGTAAATGGGGATCTCGGCTAGGATCTTATATTACAACATTTAAGAATCCAGGAGCTGTTATATCCGGCACCATTAACTATGAACGTAAATTCGCCAACATGAAGCCGTTGCAAACTGTATCGGTATGTATGATTGTTAAAAATGCAGAAGACACTATTAAAAAGACATTGGATTCTGTAAGGCACATTGCCGATGAAATTATAATTGCCGTTGACAAATCAACAACTGACAGAACTGCAGAAATCATAAGCAATTTTAAGATGGACATTTACGGCAAATCAGGATATAAATGGCCAAAAGTGTCGGTCAAGGAAATTGACCCTGTTACTGATACTGGTTTTGATGAAGCACGTAATTACTCTATCAAGGATGCGTCTTGTGATTGGATCTTATGGATCGATTCTGATGAAATATTGATTCATCCGCAAAACGTATTTAAATATTTACGTAACAATCAATACAACGGCTATGCTGTCAGGCAGCATCATTATTCTGCAGAGCCTGCAGGTATTATGAAAACTGATTTGCCATGCCGGTTATTCAGAAATCGTAAAGGCATTAAGTTTTTTGGAATTGTGCATGAACACCCGGAAAAAGCATTGAATGAAGGCGTTGGACATGTGCAAGTTATTCCCGACATGGAGATCGCACACCATGGCTATACAACAGAAGCAATACGGCGAGCACGCTTTAATCGCAATATTGACCTGTTGGTGCGCGACCGTAAAAAATACCCTGATCGTGTATTAGGCAAATTCCTATGGGTACGTGATTTAGCCCAAATGTGTAAATACGAACTTGAGCATAACGGTGGTCGAATTACGCCAGAAATGGTTCAACGAGCAACTGAAGGCATGAAGTTATGGGAAGAGTTGCTTGAAGACAACCATTTAAGAATGATTGTTGATGGCATCGAGTTTTATGACATGTTGTCAAAAGTTCTGGGTAAAGGGTTCGAATTCGGTTTTACTATGGAATCGTCAAAATTGAATGGCGGATTTGATTTAAACCAATCAAAACGAATTCAATCTATGTTTCATAAAAAGGAACATGCGTTAGAGTTGTTCAAAAAGATATTTGATGAAAAGACAAAAACTTATGACTCAAGGTACTATTAATATGAAAATCACACCCGATCAGATTGAAGAAATGATAGACAAGGAAAACATTCTTTATCATCGTTTTCCTGGCACAACTGTTACTATTTGTTATTTGCCGTTTAAAAATGGATGGAGTGTAACAGGAGATTCAGCGTGTGTTGATCCAAAAGAATTTAATAAAGAACAAGGCGAAATAGCAGCATTAAATTCAGCTATTAGTAAAGTATGGGGATTTGCTGGTTACGAATTATTTTTACATTTACGAAAGCAGAAAATGCTAGAGGAAAAGCAGGATGAATGAAAAGCAGATTTTAAGCAAATTCCTGGACAACGTTAATGGAGGCATGCAAGATTCATGTATCCGTGTCAAAGGCACGTGGAGATTTACTATAACACGTGCCGATGGCTCGATTGAGGAAAATGTCCAAGACAATATTGTTACTAAAGATGGGCTAAATGCTATTGCCAATTTGATGCTTGGTGATGCTACTGGCGTAAACTCCGGAATGCGTTATATTGTTATTGGCACAGTTACTGCGCAAGGTTCACTTGGATCTGTCCAAGGCGGAATAGGCGAAGTTAGCCGAAAAATTGGCAGTACAATCGCATCGTCAAACGAAGTTGCTATATTGGTTGCTACTTGGGCAGGTGCTGCAGACGGGTTGTCAACAATTCCACTTGGCACAGCTGGTATCACTAACCATGCGGATTCTGGCCAAGGCGTGTTCGGTTCCCATGTGAACAGTGTAGCTGCAACTTTGAACGATTCTGATTTTTTGCGTGTTCAGATGGAAATTCAAATCGGTTCTCATGCACTGTAAATTAGTCTAAAAGGGAGGTTAATTAGATGGGATATAAAACATTAGTCAGAATTGATGACGTCATACTTGAGATAGAACGCCAAGCCAAAACATTGCAACGTGTTCTTGATGAAGCTGATAGATCTTATGACGCTTTGCTCGCTGCACAAAATGGTGGCACTAATTTGGCGTGGGGTAGGATTTTATTTGGATTGGCTGATACCGGAAATGTGACTTTAACTGTCGTTGCTTCTGATAAAACCATTGAAGGTTTACCTGGACATTCTGTTTTTCAAGGGTTCATTCCGGGGCGTAATATTCAAATCACGAATTTTACTAATGCAGGAAACAACCAAACAACTGAAATATCAAGCATAGTAAGTCCTGATAAGTTGTACCTTGCTGGCTATACTGCACCTGTGAATGAAACAGACACTAATGCACGTGGGCAAGAAAACCCGACACAACCAGAACTTGATATCGTTACCGATGTTGTTGATGCTCGGCTCGCTATGCATGAGTTATCACTTGCACGTTTCCAAGATGTTTCAAGCTCTAATCGCGCTGGCGATTTGGATTCATTTGTAATATGATACCAAAGTTTGCCATATTTTATGACAACGGCTCTGTCGTTGAAGGAGGCGGAAAAGAGGATGAAGAAGTTACTTTATCCTTTACTGTTTCTAAAAAATGGCTTGAAGCTCCAGTTGATGGCGTTCAGGCAGTCGTGTCTGAACGTGCTGATACATGCCGTATTGTTTGGCGTGGTACTGATTACTATGTGATGCTACCGAATGAAACCAATGGCGATTGTACCGTATATTCACCACAAGATGACAATTTGAGCGTTTATCATAGAGCGATCTTACGTGGCATGATGAAATTTGGAATGTGTCTGGGAGATAACAAATATAGAGAATTAATGAAACGAGTCAAGGAATATAGGGGTATCCCGAGAGATTGCGACCGAAAACCTAAGCCAGATGAAGGAATTGAATAAATGGGCCACGTCACCGCTAATTTAGACCAAGACAGTTACCGTTGGCGTGATGATGATGGCAGCGAAACGGCTGCCACTTGGC